GTGTTTTTCATGCTGTTATCCTATAGAAACCATAGGAATAGTCAATAGCAACCAGCGCAGGGCTGGTATGCCGTTTTGCATGGCTCTGGACCAACCTATTGATTTGTAAGGGCTTTTTTGATTATGCTAAATGCTTGATCTGATTGAAGAATTTCATAGTGGTTACATTCTTCATAGGTTGCAACTGCGGATTGTGGCATCCACTTTTCTTGGGTGGCCACTGTTATGACACCATCAGACTTTTCAAATATTAAAGGATTATAACCTTTTGTGGTTATCATACAGTCTATTCGTTTGTCATATTGCTTTTTTTGAATGTTTCTTATAAAAGAAGAGCAGGGCGCTATTTCACCCAAAACAGGAGCCCTGGTATATATGAATGGCTGGAACAATCTGTTTATTTTGATTCCAGATAATGGTGAGGCCAATGTTATGGTACGATAGCATTTTTCATGGTCTGAAATAGCCAGAGCGATAAGCCCACCCAGAGAATGACCGATTACTAAAGTTTCGGCCTCATCATCGAGTTTCTTGCGAGCCTTATCCACAATCTTATCCATATTATCTACAAAAGGATTATAGTCAAACAATATGGTGTATCTGACATAAGATTCCAGATACATATCAATCATTCTGGATATATGATTGAAACTCTGACTGGTCGACCATGCACCATGGATTAGCATTACATTTCGTTTGCGGTGCATGACAATAAGGCTTACTTGTTGTATTTGGTATAGAAATCGTCTAGTTCATCATAATCATTTTCATACTGGTCCCATGCCTTCTTCCAGTTTTTGATTGAACGACGATTTTCTTTATGAGGTTTCTTACCGTGGGTATAGTCTTCATCATCATAATCATCATAGTCGTCATATGCATGGTTTTTAGATTTACTCATCCTTATATCCTATTTGTAATGATAGTCCCTTTTTGTTGAACTTTTCTTTCCACTCAGCAAATGATTCACCGTGGGACAGCGGTATGCCATTTGCAAACTGATAATGATGCACGAGTTCATGTGCCAAAACTTCCACAAAGAACTGTTTGCTGCTATATTTTTTATTCATGTTTAGTTTAGAATATCGTTTTCTTGAACCATTATAACATTCATACCAAGCATGGCTGCCACGGCGCCAGCGTATATCTATTCTGTCTATTTGTGGTAGTTTGTTTGAGAATACTTCTTGATTGATTACGCGGAACCATCTCTGGCAATCTTCTTGTGTTGTCTCATAGGTATTTTTTTCTGTAGATTTCATCAACTTTAATAATTTAGATTTTTGTTTTTTAGTTGATGACATTTCTCTCCCTCTTTATCCAAAATCTAATTCAGGGAAAGCCTCCTTGACAATCTTCTTATCTAGACCCTTTACTTTTTGTTTCTTCATAATCATGTTAGCATATACTTCCGCTTCACGGGCCTCAAGAGACTCAAGAACCTGAATGAGAATTTCTTCTTTGCGTTTACTTGTAAGTTGTGGGCTAACCTTAGGGCTATTCTTTTCAAAAAGATAAACACGCCCCAGTTCTTGGTGAATTGTGCTGTAGCCAAGCCCAACAGGAGCATCAGATACCTTATAGGTAGGAATCTTATCAAAAATAAATTGAATGTTAGGATTGAAGGTGCCTTGAAGTACATTTCGCAGAGCATAGTTGGCATTCTTACGAAGGACATCTATCTTATCTTTTTTAGTTTTGGCCTTTTCAAATTCATCAAAAATTTCATAAACATTCTTATACATTTTTCACCTCAAAATTCATGGATAACTTCCATCAGATTACTTAGGCGATGTTCAATAAAGTAATTAAACATTTTCTGTCTAGAATGACCCTTGGTATTTTCATAGGCCTCGACAATCTTGGCCTTGATATCTTCGGGTGTATAACTCAAATCAACCAATGTCATATTCCGTGAATAACCACGCTTCATATTGTCATTTTCACAGAATACGCTCGGATCAGACCTGAGCCATTCCTGAAGCTTCTTGGTATTTATAACTTTCTGGCGCCCACCGACAGCGAAAATATTGTCTGGAGACAGGAAATTAGGCACTCCATCACCTCGGTCACCACGGATAATGTGTTCCTTGATGTATCCCTGAGGGTCTTCAGTCTTGATAAACCGCTTGAGGATAGGGCTATATTGCGTCACATTTGGATACTTCTGGAGTTGTGCAAAGTCTTTGTCCGATGACAAAATGAGTATGTCTTCATGCGACGACAAACGAGCGGCCAGGACGCCAATAATATCATCAGCCTCGGCCTTATCGACCTCCAGAACCTTGTATGGAAAGTTCTCCTTGAGTTCATCGCGGATTTTATTGAGTGTCAGAAAGATAAGATTCCAGTCAAGGCCAGACTTCTCGCGGTCTTTCTTGCGATTGGCCTTATAGAACGGAAAGAAATCACGGCGCCAATATGTCTTACTATCACAGCAGATAATCATATCACCATACTTGGATTTGAACTGTGTGATATAAGAACGGAGGCTATTCAGCACCATATGCCTGATAAGGCCCTCATCAAGTTTAATCTTGGGATTACTATTGATTTGCTGCATCAGGTTAGAGATAAGAACCTGATTGAGGTCAACAAGGATGGCCATTATAGAGCCTCTGGAAATGAATAATAGTTATCTACAACCTTCTGAATAAACTCATCGCTCTGTTCATAGGATTCGGTATCAAAGATGGCCCTCATTGTAGCCACATAATCTCTTTCGTTCATAAATCTGCGGCAAATTCGGATATAATCCAGACGAGTTTGTGGCTTACGAATAGTACAGCCCTGAAACTCTATGAATCCATCCAGATGATAAATATTACTTGTTGTCGATTCCGTCGATAACATCGCTAAACTTCCTCTCACTAAAATCACGGATAAGACAGACGCCATCCTCTAGCCATTCATAATCTTCGGCCAGATGATTAGCATGATCCCAAGCCTCTTCAATATCGGTAAATACCTTGGACTTACCGAATGTGTCGAGGATGGCATCAGGATTTCCGTCCCATTTATTAGTTTCGTCATTGAACTTACCATAGATATTATCTATAGCATGAGCATAGACGACACGGTATTCAGGGCCTTCTGTTTGTAGCAGATAGACACCATTATCAGCAGACATTATCTCTTGCTCCTTGCGCTGCGCTTCTTAGAACCAATCTTGCGACGGCCTTTGCGGGGTCGGCATTTTCTAGGCCATGGCATACTTTTTTCCTTTCACATATCCCATAGGTATTTCATCAGGCTTTACCATTTTTCTCTCTTTACCATTATTTACCCAAATATGCCCAGTAACACTTTTATTTCCTAGGCCACATTTGTTTCCTTTTAATCTCTCACTTATCTTTTTCCTAACATGTTCCATTTTAGCAGGGTTTTTATCGCCTGTCAAGCCATTCATAGGATTATTAGTTCCTCGCATACGCTCTCTGTCTTTTTCAGTTCTTTTCCATTTTCCTGTTCCGCCCTCTCGCATATTCTTTCGTGCTTGTTCGGATTTTGGAACATCTCGGAACATTTCACTATTTTTTTCTGCGATAAACTTCCTTATCATAGAATATGATTTGGCAGTATATCTTTTTTGATTATTGCTTTTTGAGAAACACATTCTTATAAGCGCATTTATCATCTTATGTTTATTGCTGCCAGTAAGCATCTTACATAACAAAAGGTGACAAATATAATGTTCCTTAGCAGTTAGCAATATTGTTTCTTTTCCACCCATAGATTTAGGTATGATATGGTGAGATTCATAATAATATATTTTATTCTTTTTTCTTTGTGCTATCTTTGCTTTCTCTATTATAGAGAAATACCATTTGGTATATTTGTTATCCAAAAACATATAGTTCTCCCTATTGTCTTTGGTATTTAGCCTTTCTGATTTTTATGGGGGTGTGGCTTGTCAAGATTTAATCTTCATAATATCCTTTTGGCACGTTATATACCCAACTGTCTTCCTCGACCCATTTCCAGCCATAACTTTTTTTCATATCACCATTATATAATAGCCAGCCTTCCTTGAGATGTTTAAAGATAATAATACCATCACCATCCCAATAAAGATAAACAACCAGATTTCCGTCACCGATTGTGTATTTACTGATCCTTTGATATTCATTTTTCGCATTACAGCCACAGCAAAGGGTTGCTTCGATCAACTCGGAATCGATATTGACCTCTTCCATCTCTTTTATGACGGGGCAATCGAAGTCCCGTGTAGAATATCCCCATCTTTTATCACGGTTAAGATAATCCATTAATGCTTCACCAGCACTATCAGCATAGCACTTATCAGGGGTGATTTCAAGTTCAAGTTTCATGATTTAATCCCAGAGATTCCTATAATACTTTCCGAATAGTCTCAGACCATTATCAATCCGTTTGTTGACCGCATTAAATCCTTCTTGATCAAACTTATAAGTGTGGTTCGGACCTTCCTTGGTTTCCCATAATAGTTTTTCTTTATCAGTTTCTTCTGGGTTTTTACAAATCCATTCCCAATCCATTTTGCCACTATGAAGTTGATCTTCCCATTCAGTATCAACAATATGTTCAAAAGCAAAGATCATTTCATCCATGACATAATCCCAGCGATCAAAATGGAACTCA